ATATCCTGCATCAGTTCACCACCTGCTTAAACTCCGCGCTGAACTCAACGCGCAACATCCCGACCCGCGCAGACCACCCGGCACAGGTCACCTTTATCTGCCGGTATGCATAGGGTGGCTTCCACAAAAATGCCTTCCAGCCCCCGTGCTCTGCCAGAAACGCTTCCAGATGCCGGGCCTCCTCCCGGGTCACGGAAAGCGTCACCCGGTATGTTTTCAGGTCAGCATTCAGCCCTGCCGCCATACGCTGTGAATACCCGTCACCAAAACGCACTTCACGCACCGATGGCTGCGAGTTCACCTCCATATCCGGCTTCACTTTCCAGCGAAATGTTTTCATCGCCCGCTCCCTGATAACATACCGCCATCACGCAACTGCAGCCGGAGCTCATCCTGCGCCCCCTTGCGGGCCATGTCATACACCGCCTTCATCAGCTGCGGCCCCGCCTGTCCGTTGATACCGTCGTTCTGAATCACCACGTGATTGTTCTGATTAAAATTAATACCTTCCGCCCGCCGCATCTGCGCCGGACTTCCGGCACCACCCACATAACCACCTTCCGCATAGCCGCGCATCAGACGGTAAAGATTCCCCACACCTATCCGGCTGGTTGCCTCTTTCGTGAAAACAAACTCCCCGCGGTGAACTATCCCCGCAGGCTCATATTTGCCGCCCGTCCCCGTAAATCCGCCGGTCGCAAAATGAAAGTTCGCCGCCGCAGCCTGAATGGCCGTCCCCGTGGAGGCTGACGCCCCTCCACCGAAAGCACCACCAATGGCGCTGCCGATACGCCCGACAATGCCCACCATGGCCTGTTTAAGCAGGATTTCTGTCATCATGGACAGCACCGAACGGGTGAATCCCCGCCAGTTCTGTTCGCTGCCGGTCAGCATCGCCGCCATATTCTGTGCAATACCGTCAAAGGTCTGCGTGGCAGCACTTTTAACCTGCGAAAAACTGTCCGTCGCACTTTCCGTCCACTCACCCCAGCCGGACTTCAGCCCGGCCAGCCAGTCACCGCGCAGCATGTCTTCATCCGCCCATGTCTGTTTCAGTGCCCCGGTGACCCGGGCCAGCGCCTGCGGATTATCGCCATACACGTCACGAAGACGCTGCGCTTCAGACTCCCGCTGCGCCTGACGGTCAGTGAGACCACGGGCTTTTGCGCTGATGGCGGCCTGCTTCGCGCGCTGTTGCTCTTCAAACCGTGCTGCCTGCTGTGCCAGCTCATTCAGGCGTTTCTGGTGCTCCACCTTGTCGCCCAGCTCAGCCAGCTGGCGTTTGTACTCCAGCGTCTCGTCTTTATGCGCCAGCAGGGATTTTTCCTGCCCGGATAACTGTCGTTTCGTGGCAGCCTCTTTCAGGACCGCATACTGACTTTCCGCCTTCCATAAATCACGGCGCTGCCGGCTGATTTTCTCATTCGCACCGCTGTGCTTCTCCAGCGTCCTGAGCTCAGCTTCAAGGGCAAGCAGAGCCTCTCTTGCCTGCTCCTCTTCCCTCTCCCCGGCAGAGCGCGTTTTCGGTGATGTATGCTTTTTACCTGTCAGCTCTTCAGCCAGACGGCTGACGGCTTCCTGCTGCCCCGGACCTTTGCTGACGCCTGTTGCACGCGAACGGTTGATGTACCCCATTTCCCCCTGGCGTATACGCGCATCCCGTTCCGCAATGGATTTTCTCAGCGCCAGTTCATCGCGTTTTGTATTCTCAATAAATACGCGGTTCTCTTCTGCCAGTTCACCAAACAACGCACCAACGCCGGGCACATTCTTTGTCGTTTCCCAGGCTGACTGAATAAATTCAGCCAGCGCCAGATCCCCCTGCACAAGCAGCAGCTTCACCTGTTCAACGGTTCCGGCCACCACGTCAGTGATCAGACTGAGTGCCCCCAGAGTATGATCACCTATCCATGCCCATGCGTCAGAAGTCCAGGTTTTAACATCGTCCCAGATTTTTTCCACCGGCGTGGCCGCTTTATCAAGTTGCTCCAGACGTGCATTCATGACATCCGCAAACAGGGACATCGCCTCCGTCACCGCAGCCTGTTTACCTTTCGTGCGCTCAAGCTCATCAATATGGCGTAACTGGGAAACGCTCAGGAAGTTATACTGCTGATTCAGGGAGGCCAGCGCCTTCACCGGATCTGCTGCAATCCCTTCAAAGACTTTTTCCACCTTCCCGGCATCGTCCCCCACCGTCTGCAGCCATCTCTGAGAGGTTTCCCCCATGATCCGTAGCTGCCCGGCGGTATATTTCCCGCTTTCTGCCAGACGGGCCAGATTTTCTGCCGCCTGTCTGATACCACCACCGGCTTCATCGCTGATCACCCCGGCCATTTTCCACAATTCTGCCGTTGTGGTGGCAGCCGCCCCTCCGGTCAGGGTCAGTGAACGCAACAAGGCCCGGTCAGCCTGCTCTGCCTGCCAGGCGGCGGCAGCAAGCGCGGCCAGTACGGCAACCCCGCCACCTGCCGCCACACGGGCCACCGACATAAATCGTCCCAGTTCACCGGCATTCCGGGCATTTTCAGCCAGAGCATTTGCCGTATCTGACAGCGAATCCTCTGATGATTCAGAGGCATCCCTGATCCCGAGAAGTTCCTCCTTCAGCAGGGTAAGCAGGCTGAGCGGTCCACCGAATGAATCGCTGATCTGCCCCCCCTGCTGCAGCATGATAAGGAAGGGATTCTGACCACCGGCAAGCTGAGTGACAATATCCGTGAACTGTGCGGGCAGTGTGCGCATGGCAGCCTTATACTGTCCGACTGATATCCCGGCTTTTTGTGCAGCCAGCGCCTGGCGACTCAGCCCCTGTTCAACAGTACTGGCGGTTTTTCTGGCATCCGCCTCCAGACTGGAAAAATGGCGGCGTACCCGGGCCATCTGTTCATCAAACCGGGCCGCATCCAGACTCAAATCAATAACCAGATCACCCGCTGGCTGGGACATATCTCACACCTCCGGAAATCCCCGCTGAAGCCATCATTAATGCAACATCATCTTCGCTGACATCCACCACATCCGCAGAAGGTGAAATATCGCCCCCTCCGTCCCCTCCGAACCGGACGCCTCCGGCAACTCCTGTCGCTTTCTGCATCAGCATGTCTTCCTCGTCCGGCATCTCCGTCTGCTCTTCCTCACACGCTGGAGCAAGCAGACTGAAATCCGCCGGATGCATATCCGGATCGCCAAAAAACAGGCTGAGTACGGCGTACGTCAGCCCGGAAAAATGCATATCCAGCTGGGTATCCTGAAAATAATGCGTGCAGTAAAAACGTCGCCAGTCGGCATATTCGGTGGATGTCATCCCGGCAAGCATGGCGCGCCAGTCGGCTCTCCCCATCTCACGCGCCAGTTTCAGGACAAAGTTCAGCTCGCCTTCGAATGCTTTTTTGATGTTACCGGCTCAGTCGCTTCTGCTTTCCCGGTTGGTTCAGGATCGGCATCGTGCCGGTTATCCAGCATACCTGAAAGATAAAGCACCCGGTTCGTTGCCTGATTCAGTGCATCAGCAGGCCATCCCAGCATCACTTCACGGCGGATCTGCTGCATCTCTGTCTCCGGAGAGGCCAGAGTGCCTTTGAGGGAATGGGAATGCCATAGCGACATCGCCACAAGCAGGGATGCCGTTTCCAGATATCGCTGGTTAATGTGCACGGCATCATGCTCCGTTGTCTCCTGTTGTGCTGCGTCTGAAACAAACTTCATATAATCAAACCGCTGCAGCGCGGACAGCTCCGACAGCGTGACGGACACACCGTTATATTCAAATTGTTCTGTTTTCAGGAACATGCTTTATCTCCTCCCCTCAGCCCGCAGCGCCATCCGTGACGGTGATCTCCGCCACCGCCGCAAACTCACCATTGCCGGTGACAACAGGGATCTGTGCTTTACCTGCCGCAACACCTTTCACCGTGATCGTGTTCCCTTTCACGGTAATGGTGGCGAAATTCTGATTTGCCGACGTTGCGCGGAATGTTTTATCCGTTGCGCCTTCCGGCTGAACGGCCACAGTCAGGGTGGTGCTCTGACCTTTTGCCACATTCCCCGTTAGTGGCGTCACGGTAATACCGGTGACCGGTGTGATTTCTCCCCGATCCTCCGCCAGCGAAGGACGACCGATATTGGTGATTTTTACCGTACGGGTAATCACTTCTTTGGCGGTCACCGCTTTACCAATGGCGCTCACCCAGCCACGGAACACATCCACCGTACCGTTCGGGAAGCGGATTTTGTAGGCCCGGGTCTCACTGCTGTCAAACCAGGCAATCAAATCACGCTGCCCTTTCTCGCCGGGCTTCCAGGCCAGCGTAAAACTGGTGTCACCGGCAGATTTCTGCCCCTGCCCGGTGGATACCCAGTCGGCATCCTCATCATCCAGATAGTTATCGTCGTAGGATTCCGCCGTCATCTCGCCGGGGGTCAGATCCTTTATTTTTGCCAGACGCGTCCACTCATCATCTGACAGCGGGTTTGCATAAGCATCGCCCTTACCGGTGTAAACCCAGAGCGTGGTGCCGGAACCTTTTACCGGCGCCAGGGGATTTGGTGTTGCCATATCATCCTCACATCTCGTATGTAATGGAATAAGTCAGATCTGCAGAGCTCCACAATGCCATATCGTCATCACGACGATACTCATAGCCCTGCGTAACCATCGTGGTAATCATGCCTGCCAGTGCAGGGATCGCCGCCATCGCCGGGTAAATCCGGCTTTCCATCCACGAATCAAGCTCTGAATCCGGTACCTGTGCCGGTAAAAACACCTCAATATGCAGTGTGGCCCGCCAGGTATCTGCATCCAGCTCTTCACCGGTATACTCTGCATCCGTCAGATAAACCGCGATCGCGGGAAAATCCTCTTCGTCAAAAACAACGGGGCGACCATCAAACAGCGTCGCCCCGTGTTCATGCTGCTCGAGTGCATCCAGCACTGCGGCACGAATATCAGTATGTTTCATCGTTTTATCGCGATCCTCAGTTGTTGTTTCAGCGCATATGCCAGTTCTTTGGGCAGGCGTTCACGACGGATACGGTCAACGTTTTCATCAAACGCCTGTTTCAGTGGGGCCGCCATCGGGATTTTCACCACCTGAATGGGAAGGCGATTACGCTTTTTCCTGCCCTTGTCGTCATTGCCCTTCTCATATCTGGCCTGGGGAAGACGTTGCATAACATGCCAGCGCCCATTATTTAATCGCTGGATAAATGCCCGCTGATAACGATGCTGACCGGCTTTGAGTATGCTGTCCGGACGACGCCCCAGCATTCTGATCCCCAGCTTAATCACAGGGAGATCACCGCGGTTAACGATAATTTTTGCATTCGGATTTCTGACCGTGGCCCGTTTCAGTCTGGACCGTTCCTTAACCAGTTTCCGGCGTACCTTTGTCTCCCGGGCAACCTGTGATGAAGACTGATTAATCGCCGTTGTGGCCACGCGGTTAATCGTCATTGCTGAAGCCGCCGGAATGGCGTTTTTACGAACCCGGCTCAGATTTTCAATCGCCTGATCAAGCCCTTTTATCGCCATAATTTCACTCTGCGTTTATCGTCGCCGGTTAACAGCGGGTGGGTGCCCACGGTTGAGCCAGAGATAACAGCTGCCCCCGTCATCCGGAGAAACACGATCCACCCAGAACATCCCGCCGTTAATGGTCAGCGTGTCACCACGCCGCACGGCACGCACCGTATCCGTCCGCACAAATAATGACGGGCTGCTTCCTTCAATACGGACCCCGCCACCGGCAAAACCCAGCGACTCCGGATCGTCAAAAACCCCCTGAACTTCGCCGCCACGCTGTGCACCGGAGGTGAACTGCGCACGGATCCCCATCACTTCAACTATCGTACTGTCCACCCCGGCGAGGGCAGCATCAAAGGCATTCTGAAAATCACGCATAAACGGCCATTCCGCTCTTGACCATGTCTTTTGCCACTGAGGGAGGCATCAGAATTACTCTGCCAGCATCAACATACTCAACGGGCTCCCCTGTTTCATCGTCAACCCCACACAGGTAAAAACACTTCAGAAGTCTGATACGTTCCAGAATACCTAAGGCATCCTCATCGGTGTTCCTGTATGCCTGCTCATGAACGACATCATCAACACCTGCGATTTCATTTTCCGATGCGCAAACCTCCTCTTCCCACTCTGCCACACGCTGTGCGATATCCGCTGCACTCCCCGACATATCCGCCTCGCGCCCCAGCAGGCCAGCCAGTTCACGAAGACGTTTCTGATTTTCTTCTTTTGTTGCCATATCCAGCCCCCTGTGAAAAAAGACACGGGGGCATTTCGCCCCCGCTCACGGATTATTTCACCTGTACCACCACAAACTCATCCGGATCCGGCAGCACCATCAGCGGAGCGGACTGCGTCATGGTGAATTCACGGGCCGGATCGCCCACGGTCATCCAGTGTTTCGGATAACGGGAAGAGGCCACCACACCTTCGGACAACGCCTGCGCATCCTGAATGGCACCATAGCAACGGATGCCCTCAGCAGCCGTATTTCCCAGGACCAGCGTGCCCTCCGGCAAATAACGTTTTTCGGTACCGCCCTCTGCCACATAAGATGTTTTCGCCACCACAATGGCCAGATCACCGTAATACCCCTTGAAAGACACCACCGACCCCAGGTCTTTCACTGCCGTTTCGAGTTGTGAATTTGAGCCGCGACGGGTATCCAGTTTTTCGCGGAACAGCTTAAAGCCATTCAGCAGACGCCAGACGGTACCGTCCATGATGGCAATATTCACAAGACCGCTGGCCTGATCACAGAAAAGGTCGATATCATATGTCGGGTCGAACGTGTCACGGTCCTGTTTTGACCACTCCTTACCGCTACCCTGTATGATGTTATTCTTCGTCGATCTGCCAAAATCAACCTCAATTTTCTCGAACTGGTCTCCTTCCATGGTGTATTTGCCATACAGCACGGCATTCACCGCCTGCATTTCTTCCACCTGGACAATGGCGTGCTCTTCCTGTTTGAGGTTATCGGTGATGATACGCAGACGACGGTAGGCCGGGTCGTTCAGCTGCGCCGGATCTTCACCTGGAAGGCGCTCCACCGCCTGCTGGTAATTAAATTCGTGTTTCGGCTTGACGTAGCCCGGACGTAACACGCGGGTTTCACCACCACGATGACGCAGCACTTTTCCTTCAACAACCGGGGAGACATAGGCTGCCACCGGCGTTTTTCCGGTAATTTTGTCCAGCATCACCTCTTCGGTGTGGAAATTCACCGTACGGCGGAAAAACAGTTCCAGAAACAGCGCACGAAATTTCACTTTTTGTTCGGTATAACCGAGTAACTGGCGGGTCGTAAACAATCCCATAAATCAGTTCCTTTCATTCAGAAATCAGTCAGGCCAACGCGGTGGCCTGATAACGTGTTACGGCAGCGCCGCGTGACTCAGGGCTGTGCCAGCAAAGGCGTTGGCCTTTTTGTGTTCATCCACACTTTCAGGCCAGCGGATTGCCTCCGTCGCAAAGGTCCCCGACTTGTAATAGGTCAGCACCGTCTCTGTGCCTTCAAGCGGCAGTACCAGTATGCCAACCGCACTACCGGCTTTCTGTCCGTCCCAGACCACCAGTTTCCCGGTGGCTTCATCCAGCATCAGGGGCGTCAGTGCCGGTGTTGCCTGAGAAATCCCGCTGCTGCCTGTGGCGGTGTGAGCCGGATCATTACCGGCAAAAATACGTACTTCCGCACGCTGTTTAGTGATGGTTTTCGTCACCATTTTGTTAAAACCTCATATTGATGTCAGCACTGACTTCATGGCATGGCCATGAGCATTTTCACGTCCGCATCACCGTCTGCTGACGTCTGTGGCACGCCACCCTGCACCGCTGCCGGTGAATAGTTCGCCATGAAATGTTCAAACAGGGCGGTTGTGGATGCAGAAACCGGTTCTGCCTTACCTGATCCCGCAGCCAGCACAGCCCGGGCGTTCTCCACGGTCATTCCCGGGCAGGCCGCCAGTTTTTCAGCCTGCGCCTCAGCCCCTTTTGCCTCATCCAGATCCATAATCTGATCACGGAGTGAGGGCCCGGCATCCGCCCGTGGTGCAGCCGCCAGGACAGGGCGGGCTTTTTCCACCGTCATCTCCGGCATCGCCGCCAGCGTTGCCGCCAGTTGTTCACGACCTTTCGCTTCTTCACACGCCATAATGCGATCGGCTTCACTCTGCGCGGATGCCACCGGCTGCTGTGATGCTGCCGCGGCCAGAATCGCCCGGGCCTGTTCAACGCTCATGCCCTGTTGTCCTGCCAGCATCGTGGCAAGCTGTTCACGTCCTTTCGCTTCCTGACACGTCAGGATCCCCATCACACGCTGGTTCTCCTGCGCGGCAGCTTCCGTTGCAGTTAATTGCGGCATAGTGCCTCCTGTATCATGTGTGTTCAGCGCCGCAGCCATCACACTGATGGCATCCGACGCATTGATTAATTCATCCGCCAGTCCGGCCTCAATACCGGACTGACCTTCAAAAACGGCAGCCTCTGTCCCCGTGACCGCATCCACAGACAGCCCGGTATACATCGCCACTTTTTCGGCAAACATCCGGTGCGCCGCATCAATGCGCTGCTGCATGTCCTGACGCACCTCTGACGGTAACGCTTCAAACTGATTGCCATCCACCTTATGCGCCCCGGCATAAATCAGCGTGATATCCACTCCGGCCTGCGCCAGATGACCGGCATAGCTGACATGGCTCATCATCACGCCAATGGAGCCGATACGGGATGTCTGGGTAACCAGCCGTCGGGAGCAGGCCGACGCCAGCAGCATGGCTGCAGAACAGGCCGTGTCATTACACAGTGCCCAGACCGGCTTCTGCTGCCGGAGGCGGTAAATCATGTCAGCGCAGTCAAACGCGCCTGCGGCCTGCCCGCCCGGACTGTCAATGTCCAGCAATACGCCCCGCACCTGGCTATCCGCCATTGCCTGCTGAAGACAGGCGACAATGCCGTCATAGCCTGTCATTCCGGAAAATGGCCGCATGCCACCCAGCCGGTGCACCAGCGTGCCGGTCACCGGCAGTACAGCAATACCGTTCACCACCCGGTAAACACGGGCCGGTCGTTTACCTCCGGCCATGTACTCGTCCGTTTCAGCCAGCATTCCGGGAGCATCAAGCTGCACCTGCTGTTGTGGAACCGAAAGACTTGCTGCCCCCATCTCGCGCCCGAGCGCGCAAAAGAAAACCCGCGCATAGGCGGGCTCCAGAAGCAGCGGTTCATTGAACGCTGCGGCAATAATGTGTGAAAGATTACGTCTCACGTGGTGTTGTCTCCTCTTCCGGCCTGCGGCTCTCCGCTATCTGCTGCTGATACGCCTGCGCTATCCACACCGGACGTGAGAGTCCGGCCTTTTCCCGCTCTGCGGATTCCCTGACTTGCTGGCGGAAAATGTCCTGATAATCCTCACCCATCAGCGCCAGCTCTTTCTCATAGGTGCTCAGTCCGGAATCAATACGCATCACCGATTCCTGGACCTCCTTGAGCCCGTCAATGGCCATTCTTCCGGCACCAATCCACTCTGCCCGCGACCAGGCTGATCGCGCCTGATAAAAATCAAAACGTGCC